CCTTACCGACCTTGCCCTGCTGCTGCGCCGACATCTTCATTTGGCCCTTCATGGATTACCCCCAGAACACGGTGACAGCATCGACGTTGGTCAGTGTGGCGTGAATGTCAGTAGAGAACCGAACGCCGCTACCGCCCAGATTGACGTACCCGCCTGCATCGTGCTTGCAGGTGAGGTCAATCTTGGAAGTCCCGCCAGAACCACCATCCTTCAGGACGATTGTCCCTTCCTGCTTGGAGTATATGAAGAGACCGACAACACGACCCGGGCCGTCAAAAACGCTACCGGTAGCTGTCAGCTTCTTCGATTGGAGATCGCTAACCATAGATCAATACTTTCCTTTCCCGGAAGGGGGAGACTTCTTGCTCCCCCCAGGACCAGCCCACAATACCTTGCGCGACCAATAGTTCGCAGAGAGCTTCGAGTCCTTGCCCTTGATGCCAGCACTACGCGCCATGTAGCTCTTTCGAGCAGCATCGCTGTAGTTGTGGCCCATCGATGCATCGCCAAAGTGAACCAGCTTAACCTGATCGCCTTCCTTAGCGAGTACCATCTTCTTCTTCTCGGGCTTGCTAGACTTGATCGGCTTGTTGAAACCGGGGAACGAGTGTCCCCGGTACTGAATCCCGCCGCTCGAAGTTCTCTTGAACTTATTGGTAGAAGACATTGCTACACCTTCTCAACCCACTCCAGCTTCTCGCTGAGAGCCCATACAGCAAGCTGCTCTTCGGAGGCCAGAGTGTGACTGTACTGCTTCATCTTCTCCTCAGCGTCACTGTGCTTCTTCTTGAGTTCGTCGAACGCCTTGACGATCTGCGCCTGCTGGATAGCAATGTTCGCCATCTCAAGCTGCATATCGCGAATCTCAAGTTTCTGATCAGTCGTGAGGTCTTGCGGTTTGTTGGTTTCCATGTACTCTATAGTACCTTTACTGCACTACAGAGTCACCTTAAGCAGAGGGAGCGGGAGGATCGATCAAGCCGCAGGCCTTATCGAGCTCAACCTGATAGACAGCCTGAGCAGCGGTAACGGCTTCGCTGGCAGCGACAACCGAAGGAGGCGGCGCAACAGAGACGATCTGCTTGATCTGAAGCAGGATGAGATCGTTCGCGAAGTTGCAGGCGATATCAATCTGCGTGTCGTTCGGGCTGTTCTGCCACTTGTTCCACGGAGGACCGGAGGGGTCCAGCGGGTTCGGCTTCGTCTGGGTAGCAACCCAAGTGAACGTGGAGTCCACGCCGTCCTGCGGCACAGACTTCAGTTCGCGTTCGATGATCGTGCCGTCATCCATATAGAACTTCAGGATGGGCGTGATCTTGGTAGCCAAAGGATTGGCGGTAGGTTGAACAGTTTTTGCGGTAGGCATTTGTTTTCCTTAGCTTGCGAAGATTTTCCATGCGGCCCCATCGGACCAGACCATGACTTTGTTTGCGCCACCACCAGCGACGGTAGAACCAATCGTTGTGGCGTTGGCATCGGTTACATATTGGATGGAGCCAGCGAAAGCAGCATTTGGCATGGCAGGGAGGTCAGCTACAGTGACGCCGTTGTGTTGAGAACGGCGCAGGATGAGGTCTCGGTAGGTGCCAGCGGTGCCGTTGTTGACTTCCAGAACACCGGCAGCGTTGCGATATATGCCGAGATCCGGAGTCCCTCCAGACGAAGTAGTAGACGAAAAGCCATACGGCTTATTGCTGGCCGCGTAGAAGCCGCCTGAATTGATTCTTCCAGCGTTAGAGTTATCTAGAACCTGATTTCCAAATATGTTCCCGCCAGAATCAATGTTGGCAAGGTTCGTCCCCGAACTGTTCTGCCACTCCTGCAAGTTCGTCGTGCTCTGCCCTGCGCCAGCCTTTACTACCAATTTAGTAGCACCAGTCGTAGCCGTAGTGTCCTCAACGTGCAGGATCGAGCTCGGCACAGTCTGACCACCGACGCTCCACTTCATCCCGGCAGTTCCGAGGACACCGGAGTTGTCGGCGTTGACTAGGGCTTGGTAGCCAATGGCGACTGAGTTGGTGCGTTGAGTGGTTGAGGCGGGACCAGAATCAGAGCCAATCCAGGTGTTGTTTGACCCAGTAGTGTTGGCGTTAGCTGCCGTAGCAGTATAGCCAGCCCTAAAGCCAATCGAAGTATTGTTTGATCCAGTTGTGTTCTCTCTTAGAGCGTTATGCCCGATAGAGGAGTTCCAGCTCCCGCTTGAATTGAAGAGAAGATTAAACGTACCAAACGAAGAGTTCGACTGCCCCGAGGAATTAGACCCAAGACTGGTGTTGCCAAATGCTGAATTGTTTATACCAGAGGAGTTGGAAGCCAGGGCATCAACGCCAACGGCTGTGCTGTTCGTATTGCCAGCGCCAGCGCCTTTCCCGATCCTAACCTCCTGAAACGTACTCTGCCCCGCGCTGATCTTCCCATTCGCATTCGCTGCCCCATCCCCTACTTGAAGAACGCCAGCAGAAGCGCGAGAGAGGGAGAGGTCTGAGGCGGCTGAAGCATCATTGGTGATCGACCAATTGATAGGCACAAGAGACCCTAGTGACAGCTTGTTGTTATACGCAACAACCCTATATCCACCAAACGCAGATATTTGAGTAGCTAGATAATTGACAGATTCAATCGCCCCGCCAGTAACTCTAGACTGAACAGTTCCCGCCGAATCCTGCCACTCCTGCAAGTTCGTCGCGCTCTGCCCCGCGCCCGCCCGTACAACAACCTTCGTCGATCCCGTCGTCGCGGTTTGATCGTAAAACCGCGCCGTACCCGCGCTGCCGGAAGTAGCTACATCGAGTTTGAAGTTGGAGTCGGTGGTGGTGCCGATGAGGAGGTTGCCGGTATTGGCAATTCGCATCCTGATTGCACTATTTGTGGAATCAAATATTTGAAAATATTGAGAAGAAGTCCCGTTATCAAATACATCAACAGTCCAACCCCTAGCCGAAGAGGAGATTGGGGACATCTTTATGGTTGAGAAGCCGTCTAAAGATGACCGCTGAGAGACAACAAGAGACGAGAAAGAATCAACTACTGGAGACGTAGATCCAATAAGCGCAAGGCCAGATACATGAAGCCTAGATACCGGCGCATTCGTCCCAATCCCCAGCCGATCATTCGCCGCATCCCAGAACAGCGCCGTAGGATCCTGATTCAGAATGCCAGCAGCGGAGACGTAAGGAATCGCCCCCGCTGTAGTCAGATTCAAAGCGCCGCCAATGTACCCCCCGAGAGAGGCACCAGTCAGATCCCCTTGGATCGTTACATTTCCCATAATCCCTCCTTAGCCCATGTTCCCAGACTGGCAGACGTAGAACACCGTGGTGTTCGATCCGATAGTCTGATTAAGGCGAACGGCAGTGACAGGGGAAACAAGCATGACAGCACTGTTCCCAGTCTGATTCGTCGCGTCAGGGTGATCAATCCACGTCCCGGAAGAAGCAACGTAGTTCGCGGCCTGCACATTGTCCAGCGTGAACTGAATCGTGTAGGTGCATCCAGACCCACCCTTGGCCGCAAGCGTCACCTGGAAAGGGGGGTCGATAATCGTAGACAGAGCCACCGGATCGGTAGCGGCAACGCCTGTGACAGAAGTTTGAACGGGTCTCGCCATAATGCCTCCTTTATTAGAACGTCACACTGCCCATGCTGTAAACAGTGACGGCGGCAGTGCCCACATTGGTAAACGTCAGGAGGAAGTCCTTCTGCGCGTTCTGGGCAATCGTCATCGTACCGCTCAACGTGAGGCCGGTGTTCGTCGTCATCGTAATCGTCTCGGCAGCGTCAGCCGTATTGCGGATCGTCACCCGGAACGTAGTGCCAACGACAGCGCCAGGAACAGCGGCAAGCAAGTCAGCAGCAGTCGGGAACAGGTCAGATCGACCAGCGCCGTTCGGATCGCGCAGGATGAAGCCAGTCTTCAACTGAGCAGGCGTGTAGGTAACGGCACCAGCGGTCGTAACCGTCTCGGGATTCATCTCGAAGAACGTCACGCTCGTGGTGTTGATAACCACGCCAGTGCCCTGCGCGGACAGGACAAGCGAGGCATTCGCCGCTTCATCAGGGTTGTAACCCTGGAAACCATTCTGGCTCCGTACCGGCCCAGAGAATGAACTTTTAGCCATCGTATTTCTCCTTCAAGGAAGATTATCTCATCAGTCTCTTGAACGTCTGCATAGCCAGTCTGAAGAGATGTTTGCTATGAAGAAGGGGAGATTTCTCCCCCCTTCTGTTTTGAACACAGAGTACTACTAGACCGAACCAGGGCTACCGAAGATGCCCAGCGGATCGCTCCAGCCGGTTGAATAGCGTTCGCGTCCCTTGTACCGCATGTTACCCGTCTCGAAGTCGCCTTCCGCCGAGGTCTTCAGCGTAACGCGCTCGAACATCTTCAGGCCGTTCGGCACATCCGTCTTCAGGAACCACGCGTTCGTGTCCGTCAGATAGTGGTTAACCGCATAGCCTTCCGGCACCGACGACAGGTTGTAGATCGCGTTGATGTCGTTGTCAGCGGTGTTGGTCCGCAGAACCGACTTCAACAGGCGCTCCGCAACGAACATCAAAGCCGGGGGAACGATGAGCTTCCGGGGCTTAGCAGCGATCAGCAGGCCACGTTCATCCGTCCACCCAGCGATCTGAATGATCGCAGCTTCCAGCGACGTTTCATTAAGATCCGTGCCGACCGTGGGGCGGTTGGAGTTCGTGCCACCCGTGATGAGCGGGTGATCCGTGGCGCACAGTCGCTTGCCGTCACCACCGAGGTAGCTGGCGCTGAACGCGTTGTTCAGAACATTCGCGCCCTTCACCTGCTTCGTGTTGGCAAACGCACGGGCCAGAGCCTTCGTGTACCGCTGGGCAACCGAGACATACAGGTTGTCTTCCATCGCCTCTTCGGTGATCGCAAAACCGAGAGCAATCGTCTCGTGCGTATACCGCGAGGTGTAAGCTTCCTGCGCGTTGTCGTAGGCAATGTTGCCGCCTTCCGACTTCACCGGAGCCGTACCGAAGCCAGAGAGCTTCACCTCCTCTTCAAACGCACGTTCCGAGCTAGAGATCTCGAAGATCTCCTTGTGCTCTTCACCGTACCGAGCGTACTCCAGACCGAACAAGGCGTTCAGGCCAGGGACAAGCTCTTTCAACATCTGTGAACGAGTAATCGCCATGATTTATCTCCTTTCCTTGTTCAGTTCTTACGCGCCCGTCGCGTTCTGGTAGGCGTGGACGCCCTGGTTCCAGATAACGAGACAGTCGGTATAGGCATCACCCGGCTGAGAGTAGACCGAATCCACAAAGCCGATGATCTTGACAGCGAACGTGTTCGTGCTGGCGACAGCCGAACCATCCAGAGCCGTGGTCGAGTTCCCGCTGACGGTGGAGCCAGAGGTCACATTCACCAGCGGCGCGTTCAGGCCGAGGGCAGTCGTAGCAACGGCTTCGTCAGCCTGCACCTTGAAGACAACCCGGGGGTCATCAACAACGTAGACGACGATCTTCGTCAGGCCAGCATTCGTCGCACCAGCCGGGAGGTACTGGGCCCAGGTCGGACGGCCAGTCGTGTCGACGTATTCGCAGCCGACAAAGATGCCGACCGGGGTGTTCGTGTTGCGGGTGGTGGTGGGCGTGGCACCGATGACGGTGATCACACCAGAGTTCAGACTTACGGCAGATCCGAAGTAGATGGCGTTGGTGTTGTTCGCACCAATCGGGAACTTCCGAGCGGCAGCGCGGAGAGCGCCACCAGCCAGTTCGTACGGGATCAGGCCATAGGGAGTAGCAGTAGCAGCCATGTTCTTCCTCTAATTTCCTGTTCCGAAGGTGACCTTCGAGCTACTCTCCTTGAAGAGCGGCATACGAGGATCATTTTCCTTCATGAGATTATTGTTGACCGCATCGGTCTGACGGCGAGTGATGTCCTCGTAATAACGATTCCTTTGCTCTGCCATCGTCCGAGAGGTTTTACAGAGAATAAGACCGCCAACCTCGATCATGCCAGACTTCGATTCGTTCATCACGATCTCAGCCATGATCTCCGGGTGATCCTCCGCTCTCGCAACAGTCCATCCTTCACGAAGACGCATGGACACATTGGAGGGGTCAGCTTCACCACGGATTGATTTGCGAACCCACCGGAATACCCAGTCAGAACTGGGGGCAGGTTCGGGCAAAAGCGAGGGGGGCTTCCAGGTTTCTACGCGGGATTCAGCTTCCCGGGTTTCCATCTCACGGTTCGGCTTCATGTTATTCCATCTCCTTTTGCTGCTTCAGTAGTTCTTTGGCGTACTGCTGGGGTGTGATCCCCAGGCGCTTGGCGACGGCAAGGGCCGATTCCGTAAGCTGTACCTTGGTGCGGGTTTGGCCGGTAGGCGTCCGAGACGAACTAACGACGACACCGTTTTTGGGCTTGGGTGCTGGGGTAGCAG